AATCGTAGGCCTCTTGGTATTGGTATCATTAACTTTGCTTATTGGTTGGCTCGTAATGACACTAATTACTCTGATCCTAACCTTGAGCTTGTTCATGAGTATGCTGAAGCATGGAGTTATTACCTTATTAAAGCCTCGGTCGACTTGGCTGAAGAAGTAGGTTCTTGCCCTCTTGATCATCAGACAAAGTATGCGCATGGATATATGCCAATCGATACATATAAGAAAGAAGTTGATGAACTTGTAGAGCCAAACTATAAAATGCCATGGAGTGTATTGTCAAGCCGAGCATTGTCATCTGGCATTCGTAACTCGACTCTGATGGCTCTGATGCCATCTGAAACATCTGCTCAGATCAGTAACTCGACCAACGGCATCGAACCTCCTCGCGCACTCATCTCGATCAAGCAATCGAAGGATGGTGTACTCAAGCAGGTTGTTCCGGAGCTAAGACGCCTGAAGAATAAATACGAATTACTATGGGATCAAAAGTCTCCAGAAGGTTATCTGAAGATTATGGCGGTCCTGCAGAAGTTTATCGATCAGGCAATCTCGGTCAATACTTCTTATAATCCTCGTCACTATGAGGATGAGAAGATCCCGATGTCTGAGATGATCAAACATATTTTGATGCACTACAAGTATGGCGGTAAGACGCTCTACTACTTCAACACCTTTGACGGTGCTGGTGAGATTGAAGAAAACAAACCACTCGCACAAGGGCAACTAGATGATGAGGATTGTGACTCTTGTAAAATTTAACAGGAGTATTACATGGCAAAAGCACCGTCGGCAGCAGCCACAAGACATGTTTCAATCGTAACAGGAACATCTCAAGACACAAGACGTCCTAAACTATCGTCAATGAATAAGCACAAGAAGAGAAACTTTAAGGCATATCGTGGGCAAGGAAGATAATGAGAATTACAATTGAAGTATAAAACCATCTTCATCAGTGATGTCCACTTAGGAACAAATGATTGCAAAGCCGATCTTTTGAATAACTTTCTTAAACACAGCTCGTGCGATACCTTGTATTTGGTCGGTGATATTATTGACGCATGGAAGATACAACAAAATCGTTTAAAATGGAAACAGTCGCATACAAATGTGGTGAGAAGAATTTTAGGATTTGCTAAACATGGCACGCGTGTAGTCTATGTTGCTGGTAATCACGACGAGTTCCTTCGCCCGATGATTCCATACGGCGTAAGTTTTGGCAAGATTGAATTGTGTAATCAGATATGCCACGAAGGTGTTGATGGTAAAAGATACATGGTTGTTCACGGTGATCTTTTCGATGGTATTACTCGTCTTGCACCGTGGCTAAGTTTCCTTGGCGATAGAGCATATGATTTTGTACTGAATTTAAATAGTCGCTTTAATTGGATTCGTCATAGACTCGGATTTGGTTATTGGTCCTTAAGTAAGTGGCTAAAGTATAAAGTCAAAAGAGCCATCGACTTTATGTTCCAATTTGAAAAAAATGTCACCGCATATGCCAAAAGAAAAGGATATGACGGTGTAATATGTGGTCATATACATAACGCAGAAATCAAAGATGTTGATGGTATCGCGTATATGAATGATGGAGATTGGGTAGAATCATGTACTGCTCTTGTTGAACACAAAAGCGGTACATGGGAAATAGTGACTTGGCAAAAAATAAAGTAGTGTACAGAAAGTAGCAAATGCAGTATATTAAAATAGATAGCGACATGTGGGCAGACGCAGGCAAAGTTTGGTTTGTGCATAAGCATGAAACAAATCCAAACTCGACTGCTGTAAAACTTACGATTGAAGACACCAAAACAGGTGAAATTCAAACACGAACAGTTCCTCAAAACCAAATTGAGTGGCTCGAACTGAAAGACTTTTAATGTTATATACGGGATCTGGGAATATACCTCATCACATCTATTGTTGGGTAGATTCTTCGTTCATTCGTAAGAATGCTAAGCCTTATACTTTCGAACCGTGTGTATGGTTTGCATTGCATGCCAAAGCAGGACATTCTTGGGGATGTCATATCATGCTCGAGTGTGGAGCAGTTTGGCGCGGAGTTCCTCCTCATGCATTGGCATTCTCTCCAGATCCAGAACCAGTTTGGCATCTCGAAGACACGCAAGTGTGGGATTGCTACGGAGATCAGTTTTCAGTATTGATATATAACTATCTACACAGCCAACAAGCAGAGATTCGAAAGAGCGGTCTTTTTGGCCGTTATCTTTTTACAGTGATTCCAATGCATGATGGATATTCACAAGATCCTTCTCAGTCGAAGGAATTTATGTTTATTCAATTAGACAATGGCAGACTAACTATCATGCCGACAAACGAACTTCGATTCCATGATAAATCATATACCGAAGGCGATTGGCCGAAAGATATTAAACTAAACACCAGCACCTGGAGAGTTGAATGACAGTTTTTTCAAACGAAATGTTTGATGCTACAGAACAGACTTGTTTCTTTGGCAAACAAGTCAATATTGCCAGATACGATAAGCAACGTTACAATATCTTCGAGAAGCTGACAGACAAACAACTTGGTTTCTTCTGGAGACCAGAAGAAGTCGATCTGTCAAGAGACGGCAAAGACTTTAAAGGGTTAAGCGACCATGAAAAGCACATCTTTACAAGCAATCTCAAGCGTCAGATTCTTCTTGACTCTGTACAGGGACGTGCGCCTAGCTTGGCGTTTCTACCGATTTGTTCGCTCCCCGAACTCGAAACCTGGATCCAAACATGGACATTTTCCGAAACGATTCATAGTCGATCCTACACTCATATCATTCGAAACGTTTATTCAGATCCGTCAAGGGTATTTGACGAGATGCTCGACATCCAAGAAATAGCTGACTGTGCTCATGACATCAGCAAATACTATGATAACTTAATTGCATTCAATAGTGTTATGCGATATAATTATGATCACAAGAAAGCACTATGGCTCTGTCTAAATGCTGTGAATGCTTTAGAAGGAGTAAGATTCTATGTCTCGTTTGCGTGTTCCTGGGCTTTCGCCGAAGTTAAGAAAATGGAGGGTAACGCCAAGATCATCAAGCTCATCGCAAGGGACGAGAACGTTCACCTTGCCTCGACACAACAGCTCCTCAAAATTCTACCGAAAGAGGATCCAGACTTTGCTCGCATACAAGAAGAGACACGAGATGAGTGTATCGGTATGTTTTCTCGTGTGGTCGAGCAAGAAAAAAGTTGGGCACATTACCTTTTCCAGAACGGTTCGATGATCGGTCTCAATGAAGAGCTTCTTTGTAACTACGTAGATCATATCGCCGCGAAACGTATGGGTGCTATCGGACTGAACGGTAAACCTGGCGCGAATCCTTTGCCATGGACACAGAAGTGGATTTCTGGTTCTGATGTACAAGTTGCCCCGCAAGAAACAGAAATTACTAGCTATGTGATTGGTGGAGTTAAAAAAGATGTTGATGAAAACACGTTTAAAGGATTTACGCTATAATGGATTGGATAACTTGCCCCTCATGCGACGAGGAATTTAAAATAATCACAGAAAACACCGCTCTTCCAGAATATTGCCCATATTGTTCTGCGCAGCTTGAGCTTGAAGATCCATTCGACGAAGAATATGAAGAATAAATAGATCTTTCTCCTGATGGAACGTGATCTATGAGTTGGTTATACGAAGATAAAGAATTTACTGAAGTCGAAGATTATTATGGCTTCATATATTTGATTGAAAACTTGTTAAACGGCAAGAAATATATAGGTCGTAAGTATCTAACAAAAGCCGGATATAAAACTGTCAAAGGCAAACGAAAGAAGATTCGTGTAGAGTCCGATTGGCGAGACTACTATGGATCTTCGACTTCCCTCAAAGAAGATATTGATCTCTACGGAAAAGATAACTTTCGTAGAACGATCTTAAGACTCTGTAAGGGTCGCGGAGAATGTAATTATTTCGAAACGAAATATATATTCGATACAGATGCTATCTTAGATCCTAAATATTACAATACTTGGGTATCTTGTAAAATTCAAACAAGCCACGTGAAGGCTTTACTTTTCAACCCCGAACAGGAGAATTTATGAGGTGGGTAAGGTACTAGAACACAAGCATTTGATTGTAAGAGCAGAGCTGAACAATCCTCCACAGTGCACATCGGCGATCGATGAGTGGATGAAGAAGCTGGTCAATCAGATTGATATGAAAATTTTAATGGGACCATACACAGTGTATTCTGATATGGTCGGTAATCGCGGATTGACTGCCGTGACTATCATCGAGACCAGTCATATTGCTCTACATGTATGGGACGAATGCGAGCCTGCGATGGCTCAACTGGATGTTTACACGTGCAGCACATTAAATATTCAAGATGTGTTCGATGCCATCACCGAATGGGATCCTACAAAAGTAGAGTATAAGTATATAGACCGAGAAAACGGGTTGACATTAATTGAGAAAAATGAGGTGTTATAATGGGTAAGAAGAGAACACGCAAGACAGTCGTATCGAAAGGCCAACGTCGTTCGATAGTGGCTGGCGTGAAAGAAGTCCGTCAAGATCGTAGCGAAGGCGAAAAGGCCTACAATAAGCTGAAAGCTTGGCGCAAAGGTCAGAATCCATGGATTACTGTTCCTGGTCCGCAGTCTAACATGCGCTTTATTAGAGTGCGTGCGAACGGCGTTTGGGGTAATCCAAAAAATCGATCAACAGGTATTTACAGCAAAGCGACGAGCGATGAATAAGAACATTCTAATCTATACCAAAGACAACTGCCCTTTTTGTGTACAAGCGAAAAACTTGTTTACAAATAAAGGAGAACAGTATATAGAGAAGAAGATAGGAAAAGATATTACGCGCGAAGAGTTTATGGAAAACTTTCCAGACGTAAGAACAGTTCCTTTCATTATAATTGACACAGAAAAGGTAGGTGGTTATGACAAACTCGTTGAATGGTACGATAGACCAGAACGAAGCTTCTTGGCGGAATGAATATTTAAAGGGCGTTCTCCAAACTGGAATCGCAAATGTATCCTTCATGAAGAAGGACGGAACACAGCGAAATCTTCTATGCACTCTGTTGCCGAGCGAATTGCCGGCACAGACTGATCTTGAAAAAGCTTTTAAACAACAAAAGACTCCAAATCCAGATGTACTCGCTGTATGGGATCTCGAAAATAAGGGATGGCGTTCGTTCCGTTACGACTCGGTCCTCGGCTTTAGTGTACTGTCACTCGACGCATGATTTACATGGTAGACATTGATCAGACCATCTGTAAAACGCCATATACAGATGGTCAACATCGCTATGGATTGGCAACTCCATTTAAGCACCGTATCGAGAAGATAAATAAACTATACGATCAGGGCAATACCATCATCTATTGGACAGCCCGTGGTTCAGGATCGGGAATCGACTGGACCGAACTTACTACAAAACAACTAAAAGATTGGGGATGCAAGTTCCACGAAGTCCGTCTCGGAAAGCCATCATACGACGTATGGATCGATGATAAGGCAATCGGCGATGGGTTCTTCTTTTACGACGAAGATATGGAATTGTTGAACGCTACTAAGGAATAATAATGAATAACCAAGATAAGATTGAATTGAACGAACTGAACAAGGACTCGAATGGTGGAACAGAACTTACCACTCGAAATCTCTTCCACCGACTTTCAAGTGATGAACTCGATGGTGTCCAAATTATCACTGCTCGCGTCCGCGACCTCGATCCTGACCGAATTAAGATCTATCATTTACATGATCTCGCCGGCGATCCGGAAGCTTCACACCTTCAAGATCCAGCTTCTCGAGCTCGCTTTCAAAAGTTGGTCTTCAGCTCTAACTGGCAATATCAACAGTATCGTGATTATCTTGGAGTTCCATATAGCAATCATTCAACAGTTATCGAAACAGGCATCGAGCCTATTCCACTCGTTGAGAAACCAAAGGACAAGATACGTCTCATTTATACGTCCACACCTCATCGTGGACTGGAGATTCTGGTTCCTGTCTTTTGTGCTCTCGCCGAGAAGTATCCTAACATCGAATTAGATGTCTTCTCTTCATTCGGCATCTATGGTCCAGGTTGGGAGGGACGCGACGAAGCGTACAAGCCTATCTTCGATCGGATGAAGGAGCACCCACAAATCAACTACCACGGTTGGGCAGATCAGGAGACAGTCCGTGCCGC